AGGAGAAACTGTCCAAACATATGGTACTCTGTTCAATACTGCTGAAATAAGAACATACCCAGATAGTTTCATCTATGATCAAAATAATAATAGGATGGCAGTTCGTGCCGACTATGATGACTATCCAATCATCGAAGCATCGCCATATACTCAGAATGCATCTGTTATCTCCTTCTTAGGTGGTGGTGGTGCTGAAGTTGATGGCGATAAAGTTAAGCAACCTAACTCCCCGTTCCCTGGTCTAAACTTAGATGGAACAGCAACATTCCCGAATCAGGGCAAGTCAATGGTTGCTGCGGCATTCACGATTGTTTCTTTTGGTGGCATTGGTTATAAAGTTGTCAACGATGGTTATACTCAGTTAGTTTCTGTCTTTGTTATTTTCTGTTCCGATGGTGTTCTTGCTGATTCTGGTGGTTACTGTTCTATCACCAACTCTGCTACTAACTTTGGACAATATGCGTTAAGAGCTATAGGATTTAGAAAAGACGCATATGAGTTTGATATCGCAACGATATCTAATGTATCAGCAACGCCAACTGGTAGAACTATTCTGACTGTTGCTGGTTTAGGAAGAGAACCACTTGAGCATTATATTGTTAAAATTGATGGATATAAAAATTCAAATCCAGACATTGAATATTTTGTTGATAGTATTGCTGCTGTTACAGTTGACGGTTCGGGAGGTCAATTAACAATTGATGATGGCACCGGACAAGGAATGAGTTTGATTGATGTTTCAAATAATCAATCAGTATCAAATTCCGTACTGACTGGAAAAACAATTAGATTACACAGACCATCTATTGTTAACTCTTCTTCCCACACTTGGGAATATGCTGGATCAGGTACTAACTACAATGCACTACCAGAAAATGGTGGCACTAAAGATGAATCGAGTGAGCAGGTATCTCAAAATTATGGTCGCGTCTATGTTTCTGGTACTGACGAACTTGGTGACTTTAAAGTTGGTACGTTTGCGAAAATTGAAAACAGAACTGGTAATATTACCTTTACTGGTACAGTTACTATTTCCGAAGTTGAATTCCTAAAACTAAAAGGCGGAGACGTTGTTGTCACAGGTTTCGACGCATCCAATACACTTGGTGGTGCTAGTGCTTCTGATAGTAAGATCCCAACTCAAAAAGCAGTTAAAGATTTTATTACAAATAATCTCGGACCTTATATTAACAAACCATACTCCACCAATGCTGTTCCTAGAGCTCTAGTAGAACTTACAGATAGTGGAAAAATTTCTATTGATCAGATTCCTGCTTTACGTCCTTTCAGTGTTTTCACTGTTCCCGATGTTGCTGGCAGAACATCTATTGAAGGAGCACTTGCTGGTGACATTGCGATTCAGCAAGACACATCTACATCATTCATTTTGAATGAAGATAACGATACTTTATTCCTAGGATTTAATCCAGATTCGGCATTGAATTTTACTATTGGAGATGTATTTACTGGTAGCGTTTCCAATGGAAGACTACAGGCAACTGAATATAGAGAAGGTGTTGTTTTTAGAATCAATGTTACGAATAGCGGTTCTGGATATGTAGTTGCGCCAAATATTGTGATATCAGGTGGTAATCCATCTGCTGGTGCTATTGCTGCTGAAGCTAGTTGTACTATAGCAAATGGCGAAGTTGTTACTGTAACTATTACAGAATTTAACGGATTGCTAGGCGGTAAAGGTTATACTACACAACCAACAATCACATTTGATGCTCCTCCTGGTGGAGGAATTCAGGCACAAGGTAATGCATTATTGGAGAGTAGATTATACGGAGATATCGTTAATAGAATCAAGATTGAAGATACCGATACTATCCAAGATAGTTCATCACCATCTCCAAATACAGTCAACCTCACAAGAACTGTTAACACATCCTCATTTGATATTGGAAACTGGGTATCACTAAGCAGTGAAGCAGTTAGTGTTAACACTTTGGTCTCTAGTGGTCCAAATGAACTTATCTCAACATCCTTACTAGGCGCAAACGCAGCAAACTCTTTCACCTTCTTACGTGGTGATCAGTCATATGCTTTAACAGTTCAATCGTTAAAGGGTGCTGAAAATAGATACTTTGCCAAACTATACTCTCAGGCTAGTGTTGGAACAAATTCCCTTATATTCACAACCAATTCAAATACTCTAATTGGTCACGAAGTAGTTGACAATATCCTTGGTATACCGGCAAATACTAATATCACAGGTGTTATTACAACGGGTGGATTAACAACAGTTGCGATTGATAATCCAATTACTGATATTATTCCGGTAGGAACTATTATTGAGTTTGAAAGAGGAGAATCTCCAATTACATTTGAATCAACATATACTCAAGGTCAATTTGTTGAATCAATTATTATCGGAAGTGCTGGATCTGGATTTACTAATGGTCAATTCTTTGATGTTCCATTGTTTGGTGGATCTGGAACTGGACTAAAAGCAAATATTAATATTGTTAATAATGAAGTTAGTTCAGTTGTTGTAACAGATGGTGGTGTTAACTTTACTTCGGACTTTACTGTTGTTACCCCACCAATTGAAATTGGATCTGGATCTGGTTTAGTTCTTGATTGTAAAGTAAGTACTATCAACAGACAATACGCAAATATATCACTGGATATTGCGAGAGTTTCTGACCTAACAATTTCTGCCGATCTATATGGAACAATTGGTGTTTCTAGATACAAAAAGAGTCAATTTAATATTGGTCAAGGTGGCAATGGTTCTGTTGAACTTAAGACAGGTCCAGATAGTGGACTTGATGCTGACCTTTTAGATGGTGCTCAAGGTGCTTTCTATCTAAATGCTGGCAATTTTAATGCGGGTACTTTACTATCAGATAGATTAGCAGGAACCTATAACATTAGTATCTCTGGTTTATCACAAAACACGATTCGTGTTATTAGTGGTACTAACAACCCAACTTCATCTCCAGCACCAAACACATTTGTTACTGGTATTGTATCCAACACTATATTTAATAGTGCTGCGGGACTTAGTGATGGTGGATCAAAAACACAAGTTGTAACTTTCCGACCAGGCGGACAAGGATTCACAGTTGATGGTGGTGTTAAGCAATTAGCATTTACTGATAATGATAATATGTACCTTCGTGGTTCTGGATCTGGTGTCAGTACATTTGGTTCTTGGCAAAAAATCTGGACATCTGGTAATGATGGTGTTGGTACTGGTCTTGATGCTGATAGACTTGATAATAAGCAAGGATCTTGGTATCAAAATGCCCTTAACATTAACTTTGGCACAATTTCAGACAACCGTTTACCCACTTACAAGAGCGCATCTTCCTTCAGAGATCAAATTGAAATCAAGAGTTATTCTGGAGATCCAAGATTTAGAATCTATGTTTCGGGTCAAACCCTAACAGATGCGAAATATGCTCCAGGAGCAGACGCTGTTAACCTCTACAATTCAAATGACCAGGCAACTGGTGTTATTGAAATTGACGATAGAATTATTAATGATGATGTTGGAGATAATTTTAATGATTACACTATATTGATTGGTAGACTTACTACCGGTAATTTTGTCGGTGCTATAAAAATTGGTGATGCAAATGAATCTGTATTTTTCCAAGATTTTAGTATTGAGGATGGAAATAATTTTGTAGCAGCAACGTTAGAAAGTAATTCTGGCAATGCTCAGTTAAAATTAGGAAGATCTGATGGAATTCCAAGTGCTCCGGCAGTTATATTTAATTCTTCTACGCTGACGGCAAATTACAATTCAAAAATTGAAGCATCTGGTGGTAACGCAACTGATGGATCTGGACAATTAAATATTGTAGTTGGGGATGAAAATTCTTTAAGCATCAATAGTCAAATTGTTTGGAATGCTGGCAATACCACATTCAATTCATCGAATATTGTTTCAACTGCTGCTTTAACATCAGCTGTTGCTAGAGACACCAATGGAGACTTTAGTGCTGGAACAATCACTGCTGCTCTAACTGGTGCTGCTTCGCTTAACGTTCTCAAAGCAGGCGATACCATGACTGGTCCGTTAACTCTAACGGGCGCTAATTCTGACCTAAGCATCTCAGGAACATCATTATTGACAGGTGTCGTCTCAATGTCAGACGACTTAAATGTTGATTCTGGCACTCTATTTGTTGATGCTGGATCTAATGAAGTTGGTATTAACGCTGGCACTAACCCACTGTCTACTTTAGATGTTCGTGGTGATGATGGAATCTTTGTTCGCACTATTACAAATGCTGCTGGTGCTAAGATTAGATTCTGTGATGTTTCATCCAACCAATCTCAAGTTGGTACTCTGAGATACAATCATTCTGATAGTCAATCACCAAACTCTGAGTATGGTGAAGGATTCACTATGGAAGGCACAGAGACAGAACTGTTCTTCCGTGTTGTTGGTGATGTTATCGCATCCAGAAAAATGGGTGTCAACATCAACCGCGAACCAGATTTTACTTTAGAAGTTAATGGTGATGCACTGTTCCAAACAGGCGTTACTATCGACACTGATAATGATAACTCTGGTGCTCCTCTAGTCTTCCGTGGATCTTCTTCATATAGAAACTTTAGAATTGGCAACCAACTAGTTGGCAACCACTTGTTTACTATTCAAGCATCCACCAATAATGGCGGAACAACTTGGAATGGAACTCCAGCAATTACTGTTGCTGGTAATACAAATAGAGTTGGTATTAATACCACAGCAACTAGTGGAACTGATCCAGAAAGTGGAACCAATAGAAATTATCAACTCAACATTCAAGGAGATGTTAATTTTAATGGTCAACTCTTCCAGAATAATGCCGAGTTTGTTACTTCGCGTTGGACTGAAGCTTCTAATGGTAATGACATCTACAGACTATCCAAAGTTGGAATTAATGTAGCAGATCCAACATATACTTTACAAGTTGATGGTACTTTTAAATCTACTGGAAACAGTGAAATTGACGGAACATTCCGAATTGGCACATCTGCCACTAATAGAATTGACGTTTCTGGATCTTCTATGAATATTCAGAGTGGCACCTTTAGTAGTGGTCAAGTTAGTAATGGATTAAAAGTCAATGGAGATAAGCAGTATATAGACAAATACGCAATTATCAAAAGAAACAGAGGTACTATAACTGATAATATAACAATCACAGCATCTGACCGTTGTATGTCCGCTGGTCCCATAGAAATTCAAAGTGGCAACACTGTCACTATTGTAAATGGTGGGTCGTGGGCTGTAGTATGATAAATAATATTATAAAGAGTCATTTTTACAATGAGTAAAATTATTGTACGGGAGATAGAATCTCCTTCAGGTGCTATTAATTTTGTAGGGGGATTGACTATTGCCGATAGTGGCAGTATTTCATTCCCCGGCAGAATTGTGCAAATGAAGCATGTTACATATAAAACTAGAACGTCTTGGCAAAATGCTACTAGTAATACTGGAAGCGTATCTTCAAACGTTCCTGGAATGCAAGTAGATTTACAATGTAAATTTGCTAGTTCTAAAGTAGTTATCGAAGCAAGAATTCTTGGAGATGTACATCATAATACAGTATTTCGATATACTGTAAATGGATCTCATATAACTACTGCAGCATATGATTCATATAATGATGATGCTGGAGCAAATCGTTGGAGTGGAATTACTGGTGCGCCATATGATGGAGCAAATAACAATAACTCAACACCTGCTGATATATTTTTTATGGTATTTTATAAACCAGGAAATACAAATAACAATACTTATAGGATTGTTAGTCGCGAAGGTAATACCGCCCAAAGCACCAACTACATCAACAGAACTGGTGGCAGTAATGGACAAAACTCATATGAGTGTGGTGTTTCCAGTATGATTATTTACGAAATAGAGGAGTAATAAAATGTCAGAAATTATTGTAGATACTATAGAATCTGATAATGGATCTATTTCGTTTGGTGATTCTTCAATTGCCGGAGGATTAATTCTTCCAGGATCTGTTGTTAATTTTGCGTATGTAGAAGAAGATCGTAGGTTATCAGTTGCAGCAAATAATAATAATTGGAGTATATTAAGTGCATTAGATATTACTATTAGAAGGACAGTTCCTGGATCTTCGTTCCAATGTGTTTGGATGGTAAATGGAGAAGCTACGGGACATGACCATATGTTTACTGTATACAGAGGTGGTTCACTCATTGGATATAATACCGATGCTGGAGCTCAGCGTTGGAGCGGAGTATCTCATGGTTGGTATGATAGAGATCAAAATAGCACTCAATATAATAATAGTATTGTTTGGTATGATCAAGCACCATCCAATTCGACTTTTCCAGTAGGCACCGATATTGTATATCGCGTTGGCAATAGATCTTCAAATAACGCCAATTACACATATTGGTTAAATAGAACTGACAGTAGAGGTGGACAAAACGCCTACGAAAACACTGTATCTGCAGGATACGTAATGGAGATAGCACCATGAGCAAATTATCAGTAAAAACAATTAGACCAAGAACAGGATCCGCAGTTCAAATTGCTAGCAATACGTCAATATCTTTAGGAGATAACGCATTTGCCGCATCAAAAGGATCACCGGTTCAATTTATTACTGCAAGATATGATGGAAGGCAATCTTTTACCGCTAGTCCCAATAACGAAAATACAATGCCGAATACAGGCATTTCAATAACACCGAAATACACAGGTTCATTATTATCAGTAAAGTGGATGCTTTCAGGTGAAGTTCATCAGGACGTTGTTATCCTTGTCATGAAAAATGGAATTGAATTTAAATCACACTCGACATCAGCGGGTTCTCGATGGAGTGGATATTGTTCTGGATGGTATGACAGAAACCAAAGTTCTACCATGTCAAATTGGTACATTAATGTTTTTGATAACGGAATAGCAGGTCAAGAAAACACATATTCATTAGCAGTAAGATCTTCAAGTAATGGAACATATACATTTTACTTGAATAGGTGTCAGGCTACTCTGGCACAAAATAGTTACGAAAATGGATGTACTATTTCTAGTATAATGGAAGTAGTACAATAATAAATATACGTATTAATAGGAGAACTTAATAATGGCTAACATCCAAATGCATTATGATTGGTCACATGCCTTGGCAGCATTATATCCAAATGCTGAGTGGTCTGTTTCTGTCGATAAAAATGATAACCAAAGTCTTAATTGGTTGGATTCATCACCTCGTCCAAATGAAGCAGATTTGGAAGCATGGTGTGTTGAAAAATCCAAAGATGAACCAATGCGTCTTTTGCGAAGAGAGCGTGACAAAGAGATGGAACTTTGTAACTGGAGAGTCGTAAAAGCAATGGCACTGGGAGAAGAACTTCCACCGGTATGGAAAAATTATCTACAAGCACTGCGAGATTTGCCACAAAATACAAATCGTGATCAAATTAGAATGAAAGATGAAGATTTTAAAATGATTGATCGCTCTAGTGTAAATTGGCCAACTCCACCAGAAGATCATCATTATCCTATCACCCTGAAAGATTTATACAAAACCACATCAAACGTTTTTGATTACTAATATAAATATTGATATACACAATTACATGTGATAACTATGGATCCCGCACAACTTAAGTCTAATTTTGAAGAGCAGATTGCTACAACCGAAAAGCAAATTGCGGAACTAGAAGAAAACCTAACCAAGGCAAGAGAGTATAAGATTAAACTCCAAGGTGGT